ATGGAAAAAGGTTTTTTAGTTTGTTTTGTTTAATCACAGTTCTCAATTTTTTCAATTATCTTGGTACAGACATCACAATGTCTGCCCGAAGCGTCGTTGAAGTACTTAGTCCGGTGATGCTTTTCAGAACACAGTTTAAGAAGCCTTACTAGACCTTTTCTTCCATTTTTATTAAATTCGTCATACCAGTAATACTCAATGACATTTCCGTAGTATCCGAAGTGATAGCAGAGGCCTGTGAGATCGCCGTAAATCCTCTTAAGTGCGAGGTCGGTCAGCTGTCTCTTCAACTCCGCATTCTCCTTCCGGAGCTGTTTGTTGATGTCGTTGGTTGCCATGGTTGATGAATCATGATGTTATTTCATTCCTTGTAATCAAAAAATCCGTTTTTAAGATTCGTTATATTATTGATTTTCAGATACGAAACCATTAATAAACAAATGCCTCGCGAGACTCTTCCCAAAGTAGATGAGAATGGTCCGATTGATTATCTTGACGAGGACCCTGAGATTCCCACTCAGCGGTACTGTATTATGTCCTTTATTTCGCCTGAAAAGGTTCTAAAGCAGAAGGCGGAGTTCTTTAACGAGAAGTTCGTGGAGTGGCTGGAGTATGATTGGAAGATTAAGGGTATGGAGCACTTTGTTGCCTTCCTTTCGAAGAAGTACAATGTTAAGGTAGATGACCTGTTTAAGGACCTTGAAGAGTTCACGAAGGTCCACAATGCCGAGATTAAGAAGACGGATATTCACGAGCAGTATCAGGTTTTCCTGCTAAAGCGCGAGAAGGATCTCAATACCGAGTTTACGGAGAAGGTGGATTTCCAGTGCAATACGCGTGGAGTAAAGCTTCGTCGTGTGTTTTCGGAGCTTCCGGAGTGCCAGAACTATGCGAAGGTTCTTCAACGCAAGTACCCGAATGACAGTCTGTTTATTGGTAAGGTCGGTGCGTGGGTTCCCTGGGACCCGTCCGAACATCTCATGCCCGACATTGAGTATGCGAACAAGGAACTCAATGAGCTCATGCGCAAGTACAAGGAGAATGAGGTGAACAAGGAGATTTTCTTCGAGGAGGAGAAGGCTGAGAAGATTAAGGCGCAGAAGGAGGAGAACAAGCGCCGCCAGAAGGAGCTGGAAGACGCAAAGAAGGATTCGGGTCTAGCAGACACGAGTGACCTCGCACAGGCTCTGGATGTTGCCGTTCATCCGTCAGAGGGCGCGATTCGGGAGTAGTTTCATAAACGCAGTTTCAACTCCAAAATACCAATGTAATACTTCTCCTGCTACAAACCATCCAAGCAGAGAATACCAAATTGAAATGCCAGTAAAATAGGAGAACACCAATGCGAGTGCGATGGTTCCTAAGATGTCATACAAGGCGAGTCCAAAAATTCGCGTTGCGTGAAATCCTTTGCCGGGTTCTCCAAATGTATGTTTATCCATTTGTCTTCTTTACATTAACCCACGGACCAGAATTCTTCTTTCGCATCGATTCTGCTGTAAATTCATCCTGTGCGAGCATAGAACTTGTAAAGGGTTTGTTATCAACCCATAACGAATCATCGCATAACTTATATTGTGGATGGTCTGATGCCTTGTACCAAAATACTTGGTCTTCTAATTTATTGGATTGAACCCCATTACAGATGACTAAACACTCGTAGTTTTCTGTACATTGGTCCATAAACTGACAAAACATTTCAAAAGTGGGAAACATACCCGCAAAGTTCTCATAGATTCTGCGACGATTTCCAATACCTGTTTCACGCAGAATAAATACAAAATCAATATTGGTTCGAAGATTGGGAGTAATACCGAGAGGATACTGCATCGTAATAAGAGTCACCATATCAATGTGACGACCGTTCATGAAAATATAACGAGTTGACTCTTCACGAATCCAAGAGGCATCATACAAACAATCATCCAAAATTAAAAATGCGCGAGGGTCAATATTCGAATTTCCGCCTCTGCTTCTCTTCTCATGTTCGCGAGTCTGTTTTACCGATAGTTGTCGCTTAATAGCATTCATTACGATATCAGGCTTGTATTTGTCATGAATTAACTTCGCAGGAACAATATCTTGAAAAAAGGGATTTGCGACTTCTGTACCAGAAATGACCGTTCCAATTGGAAAACAGGCCTGTGTATGGAAAAGAATATCCTTTACTAAGAAAGACTTTCCAGTATCTTTCTTACCAATAAGAACAATCATTGGAGATTTATGAGAATCAATCGCACAACGATTGACAATCATCTCCATATTAAATTTTTTAATTTGAAAGTTCATCCTTGACTTTACTGCGTGAAGATTTTGATTTCTACTTTGACACGAAGGTATAATATGGGAAAGAAACCAGAGCTTCGTGCGAATCCAATCAATCTTTCTCTTCATAAATATTCTCTGAATGAATTGCGAAAGGAAGCAGAAAAGGAATGGGGAGTTTGTAATCTACAACCATTCTTTCCATCTCTTGAAAAGTTATTCAAAACAGAAGATTTAACAAATCCACTTGAATATGGTATTCAATTTTCAGATGAAATTCATAGTGTTGTATCTCCAAACTTAATTCGAACAAAGAATGGACTGAAATCCATTCACAATAAGGTTAGTATGATTTTGAGCCCATTTAAGATTATTCAGCAAGAATACGGAACAATTGGTCTTCCCGGAACAAAAGAGCAAGGTGATACTATTCATTATAAGTTTCAAAATCCAAACAACGCTGTCTATATTGGCGCACTGTTTTCCGCATTGCTGAGTGAATCTGGATGTCCTAATTTTCCAAAGGTTTATGGTGTATTTTCAGGAACTGCCTTGAAGCATACGATTGATATTTCTGATGATTATGAAGAACTTTGCGAGCGTCCTTGGTTTTCTCAAAATATCGGAAAGACATTTGAATTGAAAGTGTCTGATGAAATTCGTAGTACATTCAACCATACCCGTACTGCGAAGTTAGAACTTGAATTGGGTGAAGAGATAAAACTGGATGGTATTGAAGAGTTGGATGTTCAACATGTAGAAGCCGAACCTTCTGAACTCAAAAAGATGTTTGAAGAGCAGAAGAATGATGACGATATGTCCGATAGTTCTTCGGTGTCCACATCCTATTTATTTGATGTTCATTCTTGCGATTGTGAGGAAGAAGACGATGACGAAGAAGTCGAAGAAGATGAAGAAGCGGAACCGTTTGCGTGGGCTACATTTTCAAATGTACCCGTTCAAATTACGGTAATGGAACAGTGTGATGGAACATTCTACCAACTTTGTATGGCAAATCCGGAAGTTGAAAAGCGAACAGCTTGGATTACGCAAGTTTTATTCGGTCTTTCGTTTGCTCAGAAGAACTTTGGATTTGTTCACAACGACCTTCATGCGAATAATATTATGTATGTTTCCACCGATAAGGAGGTTTTACACTATTCGTTGAATGGACAGTTCTATAAGGTTCCTACTTATGGATACATTATTAAGATTATTGATTTTGAGCGTGGAACTGGGTCTGTAAAAATTACAGGAATGAAAGAACCGAAATTCTTTATGAGTGATCATTTTATGGTTTCAGAAGAGGCTGGTGGACAATATAATACAGAACCGTATTATACCAACAAAGCCCCACATATTCGTCCAAACGCGTCCTTTGATTTATCGAGATTTGCGACTTCGTTGTTCTGGGACTTGTTTCCAGAAGGTCCAGAGCATGAAGAGTATCACACAAATCCGATATTTCAATGGTTTATGAAATGGATAAGTACAGAAGATGGAAAATCAGTATTGTTCCGCGATGATAAGTCTCGTCACGATAGATATCACGCCTTTCATCTTTACAAGGCAATTGCCCGATTCTGTAAGAATGGAATTCCAGCAAAATACTTAGAAGATAGCCAGTATAAGGTGAAGTCTGCGATTGGAGAGTCTGCGATTATAATTTAGACCAACAAACATTTCAAACCGGCACTTTGCGACCAAAAAATTGAACCCAGCAAAAACGAATTGGTAAGCACCAACAAAACCGAAGACACATCCAAAATGAAATGCTCTATCTGTAAGCAAGAGGGACACAACAAGCGTTCCTGTAAGAAGATGACTACGCCAGTTTCAGCATCAAAAACTTCGCAGGTTTCTACTTGATTATCTGTTCGCAAAGCATACTTCACAGCGGAGAGTTTGTAATCTTCGGTGTGATGTTTCCCCATCTACTCTTACTTTTAGTGCCGGTTTGAAATGTTTGTTGGTCTAATTAAACAGTATTGATTTTTTATAAAATGGATATATACATTGTGCATTATACTCTATTAAAGGAGCGGAAATTGCATATGTTAAATGAACTAAAAAAGACCGGTATGAATGGAATATTTATTGAACGATTTAATAAAGAAGATTTAACGGAAGAAGATATGAGTTTATTTAGTAGTGATTTAAAAAAATCATTATGTTCTGTAGTATCAAAACATATATATGCATGGAAACTTATTAATAAATCTGTTAAACCGTATAATTTAATATGTGAAGATGATGTGATTTTTGATGATGATTTTAGTTCAAAATTTCAAAAATATATGTCCCAAGTTCCAGATGATTTTGATATGGTATTTTTAGAAGATAGTGTTAATTTACATATTCCTGAACATATTAGAAAAATAGGTAAAAATATATATTTAAAATGCAACGAAGAAACAACCTGGGGTGGTCTAGGTGCTACAAGATGTACAGGACTATATGTTCTTTCGAAAAAATGCGCAAGTAAACTTTTGGATTATGTAAATAATTTGAATAAAAATAGTATTTATTTGAATGTCGATTTATGGTTAAATCATGTAATTCGCGATTTAAATTTAAAAATATATTGGGCCGAACCTGTTATCGCAACGCAAGGAAGTGCTAGTGGATTATTTAGTAGTACCAATCTGTAAGTATATTAAATGATTCGTAATGAAGATATTATCACAACAGATGGGTATAAAAATGCGTTTCCGGACCTATATTTTAAGACAGATGTCATAAAATATAATTGTCCGTTACATTTCAGAGAAGTTCTACAATATCCGCCTTTAAAAAATCAAAAATGCATTATATCCGGTCATTCTGACTATGATATATCAGACGTTGATGTTTCAAATTATTCTCCAATGATATGGTGGACTATAAATAAAAATACAGAGAATCCACTTGTTCGCGGAATTCCACTAGGAATTACAAATGATTGCGATGACAGTCCAATTCACAGAATATATGGTAATACAGACTGTATGATTCAAGTTATGAATGAGCCAAAGAATGATATCAATTTGGTATATATGAATTTTAATATTTCAACATATCCAGAAGAAAGGCAACCTCTGTACAACAAGTTTAAGGATGTTTCCTGGGTTACCCGTGGAAAAATAGATAATTCATTAGAAGGAAGAACTTCATTTTTGCGAGAAATTCGCAATCATACATTTGTATTGTGTCCGCGTGGAAATGGAATAGATACGCATAGAGTATGGGAAACTTTGTATATGGGTTCTATTCCAATTGTTAAAAAGCACATTGCTCATTCTGGATGGTTGGATTTACCAATATGTTGGATAGATGATTGGAACCAAGTCTCATTTGAATTTCTTCAATCAGAAAAACAGCGTATACAAAGTGAAACATGGAACCTTGAAAAACTAAAAGTATCGTATTGGGTTCAGCGTATTAATTTAAACCTAGAAGGTAGTTTAATTTTATAATGGTTAAGTTATTTTGTATGGATGTACATATTTCTGTAATAGCTGATTTTAAAAGTGCAAATCCAGATATTGAAGTTGTTGATTGGTGTTTATCACAACATTCATGGGTAATGAACCGAATTATAGATGTACCTGAAATTATTCATCAATATTCGTGGAATACAATTGATGAAACTATGATAAAACAATTTCAAGATATATATGACCCATTTTTAAAACAATTTGATGGATTCATTACATGTCATGTTCCTGCGTTTGCGATGATTTATGAAAAATACAATAAACCAATTCTAATGATTAATTCATGTAGATATGATTTGCCATTTTGTCAAACAAAAAATTACCGTATGCTTCAAGTATTTAAAGATTCGATTATGAGAATGAAGGATAGAATTATAATTGTTTCAAATAATCTAGGAGATCGCGAATATACAAGACGTTGTACTGGAATTACTCCACTATATAATCCATCACTATGCTTGTATACAAACGCAAAATATACACCAACCAAAGACACATTTTTATGCCACAGTGGTTCAACTCCAAAGCATCCATTAATTACACAGCGTTCTGAATTGGGTTCACGACATGAATGGAGTGATGTAATGTCCTATAAAGGAATTATACATGTTCCATATGAAATTAGTACAATGAGTATGTTTGAACAGTTTACGGCTGGATGTCCTCTGTTTTTTCCATCAAAGGAGTTTTTAAAATCAAATTCAAGTCGGCTCATCACAATTCGCGAATATTGGGGAGCCAAAAGACAACCATTTTTGTCTGATATAAATTTTTGGATTGATAATTCGGATATGTATATTATGTTTCGCTCACAAAATACATACTATTATGATTCAATGGAACATTTGTATGCTCTATTGAAAAAGTTTGAGTATGTAGATGATAGTGAAATTCGTCAAAGACATATTCAGAATGTAAAGGATAGGTGGAAAAACATTCTTCACGCTCTATTTAAAAACTAGGAGTTCCGACAAACATTTCTTGAACAGCAGACGGAACTGTCTCGGAAACTGTCTTTGCTACTTCCGGAACATCAACGGTAGTCGCAAATACTACACCGGATGTCACAAGTCCACCGAACAGAGAAAGCTTTAATGCGCTTTCCCATACAATTGGCTCACCCTTCGACTTACGCTCCAGCGCGTAAATAATAAACGATACCAGAGCAACGGCCAGTGAGGAAATTACTAAAACATACATTTTTATAGCGGTAAAGAGTGAATCTTTACAAATTTAGAACGAGCGTCTCCTCACTTACTTTGGATTCTAAATCCTTGACTTCTTCCTGCTCTTCCTCCTTCGCAATATCTAAGTTCTCAAACTGTAACTCCGCAGTCTCATCACTGAGTTCGAGTTTCGGATGTTCCTCTTCTTCCTCATCGGAATCCGATTCATCATCTGAATCTTGCTCTTCAAATTGAACTTTCTTCTTCTCCTCGACAGCAAGAGCCGGGGCAGGTGCGGGGGCGGGTGCGGATTCGTGAATAGGCTCTTCAACCTGTTCCGCCATGAAGTACTGCTTGGCAATAGCCTCCCAGGGCAGGAACGAACGAATGACTGTCTCCATACAATCCGAAATATGCTTCTCAATTTCCTGACGGTTGCGGGCCTGCTGTTCGGATGACACTTGAAAGGTCTTAAACAGATATGCGACCTGCCAGAGCTTGCGCGCCGAGTTCTTGTACAGTTCATGAATGAACTTTGTTAGATTGGGGCGCTCAAAGTCAATCTTAATCTCCTTTGACGAACCGCGATAATGAAGAGACGCAAATGACTTCATATACGCCAGAAATACACCCATCAGAAGGTCATCCATATACGAACACTTTGTAACTTTTACAATGCGCTCCACTTCCGTAGCAAGCGTCGTATCAGACCATTCGGGAATACGCGTCAGCATATTCTGAAATGTTCGCAGGATTTGGTCATTCTGTCCATTTCGTTCACATAACTCCTTTGCCGAATTGTAAATACTCCAAAATCCTTCCGAAATAGGAGGAATTAGAAGGCTCGAAAGATGCTCACGCAGATGGGTCTTGGCGAATTCAGAATCTCCCATTTGTTAGTCAAAAATGTATTAAATATCATGGAATGAAACGAATCAGAAAAACGGATTGTAGCCAGCCAAGAGTATAAGTCTTAGGAACAATCAAAATGGCAGCTTCAAAGAAGATTTACGACGCTATCTACACCCTGGTTTCTGCTCTGGCAGATAACTATGGCTTCGATGCTGATGAGGCAATGGAGCATGTCGAGACTGGCACCGATGTGAATTTCGTTGAGGCGATTCAGTCTCTCAAGACTCCTGCTCCTCGTAAGAAGAAGGAGGAGGAGCCCAAGCCCGAGCCCAAGCCGGAGCCGAAGAAGGCCGAGCCCGAGCCCGAGCCTAAGAAGGAGGAGAAGGAGAAGCGCATTAAGCGTATGACTCCCACAATCGGAAACCAGCTCAAAACCGCCCTAAGCAATGTCGGTATTGAGATGGATGATAAGCTCAAGAAGGAGTTTGTCAAGTTTGTGGAGGCTCTCGATGATGAGACTTGGCGCGCAAATGGTCTTTCGGACCACATGCGACACTTCGCGGAGTCTAAGGCTCCTAAGAAGGAGGAGCCCGTTGTCGAGACATCGGAGCCGAAGGTCGTCACTATCGAGGACTTGAAGAAGGTTGACCTTCTCACGGAGGTTGATACTCCCGGAGTCTTCTGGAATGGAGACGATGGCGTCTTCGTCACAGGACCTGCTGAGGAGGACGAGGATATGACTGAGATCAAGTTCAACTCCAAGGACTATGTCGTTGGAGAGAAGACCGGTCGTGTCTACGAGGTGAGTGACAGCAAAGATGTATTTGTCGGATTCGCAGGAATCGGCAAGTTCAAGACCATGGAGGTCTAACCCCAAAACACAATCCTACAATTCGGAAAACAATACTCCATAAAAGACCAAACACCAGGACAAATAAAAAGATCACTTGGAACATACAATTCTTTTAACTCCGGTACCTTTTTCACATCCCCCACACGTGAATACTCCTTCCAAACAGTATCAAAACAAATCTCTTTTTTATTTTTTAGTTTTCCAGACATGTATTGTCTAGCATCAGAATCTTTCACCGGAAATACCATTAGCTTTTCACACACACCTGTACCATGATATGCCATATCACACAATCGACGCCAAAAAGTCTTCCATTGTGTAATAGTTGTCTGGTCAATTTCTTGACCAAAATATCTAGTATTTGTGAGCAGTTCAATCTCCATTACCCATATTAGGTAACAAACATCTAAATCAGGTTATCACTTCTAAACAGTCGTATCCAGAAAACAATTTGTGGAAGTAACCAGAACGAAAAGAATGGAATAAAGAATGCGAGACCGCCAAACAGCATCGGAGAAATGAAATGGTTTCCAAATTCAACTGCTGCGAAAACAGACAGAGCATGAAGATAAATTCCAAAGAAGTATGCTAGGTTTCTCATCAGAATTCCAAAAAATGACATAGCATGTTGCGATGGAGTTTTATTGTCCAGAGCCGTCAGAGCAGGAGCAGAAACAGTGAATTTCTTTCCATCAACAATACTTTCAGAACTCGACGCTCCATTAATCGTATATTGAACTTGTAATGTTTTCTGCTTTGCCGGATTTGGGTCAGGAATACCAACTGCCTTTGGACTTACTGTAATGCTAATAGACCCATTGTATACTTGGTCTTGAATCGCATTTGTTACATCTGTAAAGTTTCCAGAATATCCGTATTCTGCTTTTATAATTTTAAGACCATCGGCTTCTCGTATCGGAGGAGCATTTACAATAACCGAATTTCCATCTTTTTCCGAAATTGTTGTCGTAGAACCACCATTGATAGTATAACTTACCGTCAGCGTTTTGACCTGTCCCGGAGCAGGGTCTTGTACATTTAATGAATCGGGACTGACAACCAATGATAGTTTTCCATCGGAAATATGGGATGTAACCGCATGTGAAACATCCACCGTTTGTGAACCAACGCCATACAATGCCTTTGAAATAGCAATTCCTGTTCCGGACATTGTTCCTTATTATGATGAGAACACGACATTTGCGACGCCACCAATAACTCGTAAGAAGTTGTAGGATTCTACATACACATTCGTAATGTATGTATAACTGAATGTTTGCGTGTTTGCCTTATTTACAATCGTAACTAAGTCATTTGGAGAATACAGTGGTCTTCCATACTGGTCCGTAGCATTGGGATTTACTACGGTAGGATTTGGATTTCCAGCCGTAGATTTTAATACACATACCTGCGTTGGTGCCTGCGTTGATGTCGTATATGCCGGCTGAACATATGTATTTCGTAAAATTGTTTTATTAAACTGAGACCCATTGATTTGTCCCGATGGTTGTGTTGTATGATGGTCTAAGGCAAACGAATATTCGTAAATACCCGGTAAATCCGTAGAGCGCCCCGTTTGAAATCTATACTGTTGAAGCTGATTAAAGAATGGTGTTTGCTTGTATCCGAATCGTTCCTTACCATCCAAAATGATACTAGATTCCAAGAGAATATCGCGATTGGTTATGCTTGTGGATTGTGTATTTCCAGATGAGTACCACGGCGTCATTCCAAGCATAGCTGTTCCATCGAGTGGCGGTTTGTTCGGGTCATCCCAGTTCGTATAGTTATCATAGTCATTCTGCGCATTTCGGTCATTTCGTTGCGAAACCCAAACGACACGCGTACACAAGTTACGCATTGTCATTTCAATATCATTTTCAGCACCGTACTGTCCTTCCTTTCGCACACTATCCACTTGTTGAATTATGAAGGAATGGTCTGTCTTCGCAATGTGTGCCAGTTCTTGGTCTGTTAAGAACACATAATTACACTCCATGAACGGATTTAGATTCCAAAGAGCTAGTGTAGGATTTGTGGGAACTGTGGGGTCTGCGAATGTCGGCGGAGATAAGAAGTGCGGAATTTGAAAGAGAGAACTGGAAGAATCTGGCGCAATGCGTTGACCATATGTAGCAGAGTTCGGATTCACATCACGAACGGTAAACAACTGGTACATATTTTTCAGTTCCACCACGAACTGACACTCGGAATATTGGAGTGCTACGAGAGGAAGCGCAGACCCAATACTTTCACAAAACCAAAAATGAAGAGGAATTGTGAGTGTTCTTCCTGCGATACTTGGCCCTGCGGGATTTGTGGAGGTTGAAATCGCATGCGGATACTGGTTCATACGGTCGTAGGCATTTGCGGGGTCGTATAGTTCCGGAACATTTCCCGTCATCTGGTCAAGCATCGCCTTCTTATTGGCATCAAACTTCAAGTGGGCATAGAGTTTCATCCATTCGCCAGTATGACGAACAATTTCTTGACCATTGACCGTAATTGCTATATAATTAATCATATTGTAGCCAATATTCTTAATCCATTGGAATTCATACCCAATCGCATTCGAGCTGGAATTCACAGAAGAAGGCGGAGATACTACTGGAACAACGGGTGAGAAAATATCCGGAAGCTGGACATTCAAATAACAATCGTGAATCATCTGAGCATATGGTTCAATTCTTGCCCGTAATGTCAGTGTTCCAGACTGTGGCAGATTGATATTGGTTGTTTTGAAATACAGCCGAAAGTGTTCCATCGCAAAATCGGTATGACGCTTATAGACCGAGCGAAAGTGTGTAAAGGAAGGATTTCCATTCACAAGCTGGTCTTGGGCTCCTTTGCCTACGAGTTGCATTAATCCGCCCGGCATTCCTATTTATATTGTCTCGTTTAAAGATTCAGTGTTTCTTCCACATAAATTATCAAATGGATCTTTCGTATATTGCTATCGTAGTTCTTGCGTCTATGATTTTTGTTCTATCTGGCATGGTTGGATATCTGTATTGGCAACAGACTCGTCTTCTACAACAAATTCAGTCTCTCGCGCTCGTCGTAGCAACTCGTATTCATGAACAGACTCCGGCGCCTCAGCCCGTCGAAGAAGAGGAAGAGGAAGAGCAGGAGGAAACAGAGTCTGTGAGTGCGGAAGTTGATGACCGTGTGGAAGTCGTAGAGGGACCGCCTGCTCCTGCTGTTGTCGAGGAGCCAGTCTCGGCTCCGGCAGATGATTCAGTGGATGTGGACGACCTTCAAACAAAGACCGTCAAGGAGCTTCACGATATTCTTTCCAAGAAGGGTATTCCGTTTGGAAAGCGCGATGCCAAGCCGGTTCTGATTCAGCTTCTGAAGGCTACCGCTTAAATGGAATACATCAAACCAATAATAATGAAGTTAGTTTCCTTTGATGTGGGATTGCGTAATTTAGCATTTTGCGTATTGGAAGGAACGAATCGTTCAAATGTCAAGATTCTTCATTGGGATTTGATTGATGTTATGTCTGAATCTGC